CGGTAATTGCTTGTGAAATAATTTTTGACAAGCCGCCAGTGTCTTCATTCAACTTGTAGGCGTTGTTAGTTCCGTCGGGAGATGTACCAGATGATCCCGTTGCCGCCATGCCCACGCGACTAACAGGCCAAGTGGCAGTAGTCGAAAACCCGTTTGATTGTAAAGCGATATTGCTGCGAGATTCTTCAATCAGCAAGCCCCTGCAAACTAACGACACGGGGCTAAAGTCAAACCGTGGAAGATCAGCATTGATGGTTTCGATATACCCCAAGCTGTTGATTCGAGTGGCTGTGTTCAACGCACGAGTAAACGCAATACGGGAATCAAGGCTGGCGGTTGTAAAATCCAAAGCCAGCCGAGGTAATACACGTTCCGTTGCAGTCAAATTAAAAGCGGGAGTAATCATGTTAATCCCTTGAAATGACGTTAACGACTGCAAAACCAGCAGCGCGAGTTACTGATCCGCTGGATGGATTGTGGAACTGAATCTGCACGGTATCCGCCGCCGTAACCTGTGCGCTCAAAATCAAAGCAGAGTTAAGCGCAACAGTAAACGAGGCTTCAACGTAATCACCCAAAACAGCACCAGTGACCGTTACCGTCTGAGTTTCAACACTCTGTGCCGAGATGGACGCCGTGCCACCAGTTAAATCTTTGACAGCACGCAACCTTCCATGCACGCTTCTAAAGTCCAGATACTGCGCGTTGTTGCTGTCGTCTCGCGTGTAGAGGCCACGGAAGATGTTGGCGTCGTCTTGCCAAACAGCCAGTTCATTAGTGTAGGTATCCGTGCCAATGACGGGCTGCGCCGTCTGGTCAAAAGACGCTAAGCGCACCGGCTTGTAGAAGCGCGTGCCGTCGCCTGTGTGACCGCCAATGTTGTCATCCCATGCCACATCCCACCCTGCGATTTTTCTGGCAAGTCCAGATGTGCTACCAGTAATCAGTGGATATTCAAACGTGCCGACAAACCGAGGTGTCGTGATGTAAACCTCTTTTGAAGTCTGCAAACCAATACCGTATCCGATGGTGTTTGCTGCTGGGGCAATCACCAATGGGTTGCTGATGTAGACACGCGAATCACAGGCCACGTTGACATGGAAAGGGCTGCGTGAGTAATCGCTCAGATTCTGCTTGTTGCAGTTGTAGGCTACGCAGTCTTCCAGAATGAAGTTCTGGCGACTTGTGCCGCCTGCAACCCGTGTCACCTTAAAACCCGCACCAAATTCTTCTTCGGCCACGCAGCCGACCAGCTTAATCAAGTGGTCGGACAAACCAGTCAGCGACTTGTTGATGTCATGCCCCGCATCTGCTGGGCTGGAATACTGCGCGTTGGTGTTCGGGTTCCATTGGTTGAACCGGCTGATGTTGCCGAACGCAAATACTGAGACTTCAACGTCTTTGCCATCGTTGTAGTATTTGAACCCGGTGCGGTTGTTGTACTCAGCCACACAGTTGTAGTAGCGAATGTTGCGCAGCAACTGCCATGTCTCGTTGGCTTCATTCCAAAAGCCGACACCTTGGTTGCCTGCACCGTTGCGAGCGTAAGAGGACTCGCACGTGATGTGCGTGATGTTCCAGCCGCTGACGACAACAAAACCCAACTGCCAAGGGCGAACCGATTTGCAGTTTTGAAATATGACGTTTTTGCCATCAGTCACAGAAAACGAGTACCAGAGGCCGTCTTTGACCGTGACATCTTTGACAATGATGTCGTGGACTCTCCAAAGATTCACAGGGATGGGGGCTGGCGTTGTCTCAACCCCAATACCGACAGAACCGCGACGAGTACCAGTCTGCTCGTCATAGCGCATGTCGATGACTGCGTTGTCGCCGATGATGGCGATGTTCTCGACATCGGAGGTGAGTATTGCACCGCCAGTCAGGCTTCCGATGATGCAGAAGAAAGCACGAAAAGTCCCCCCAGATGGGGGAGTCGCCGCAGCTTGGTTCCAGTTCGTAGTTGTTCGCAGTGTGCAGCCATTCAAATTGATGATGCAGTTGCTCGGCACCACAAATCCATAACTCGACATGTAGGTCGAGTCGCCAAAATTCGGGAAGTCGATGGTACCGCCGCCAATGTCTCTGATGTGGTTGAACGCTGCAAGGACGGCAGCAGCACTGTCTGTCACACCAGTCGGGTCTGCGCCAAAGTCCATCACGCTGACGGCTTCGCGGAGTTTGTCGCGGAAGTTGCGCACGACTGCTCCAGTACCAGACTGAAGGAAATCCGTAGTCGAAGCCGCAGTCACCCGCAACTCGAAGCGCGACCCAGCCGCAAAGCTCTGAGCCGTAGTGCCCTCCTGCGCACGCACGATGGTCAGGGAATCGCCAGAACGCGCAGTGACCTTCACGATCTCCATCGTGCCACCCGTGCTCTCCAGCGTGGCGTAGAAGTAGTCCCCAGCGCCCAGCGTGGGGAAGTTGCCACCGTTGCCCGTTTGGAGTACGGCACCCGTGTCCGATGCGCTGATTGCGGTGGCGAGGTAGCCTACTGCGTTGTTCTTGAGTTGGATTCCCATGTTCACTCCAAAAGGATGTACGCGCCGTCTTCTTGCAGCAGATCATCGCCGTCTTCGAGCAGCAGGTTGTTGAGGAGCGCAGAGGTCTGCCTCCGAATGCGCCGCATGATCAGGACGATGTTCAGTGCCATGTCAGCCTCGCAGCACCACAGTCACATCCACGGCGTCGCCCGTACCACCACTGATCACAGGGCGGATGTACATCGCAGCCGTCGTGAACTCGAACAGGCCAGCGGCAGTGGCCGACACCACAGTGCCGCCCAAGTCCTTCATGTCGAAGAAGGTCGTGCCGTCGTTGGAGACTTGCAGACCCACGGTCGCACCACCGAAGGTGCCGCCGAACTGCACAGCGCCCGCCACAGCGGCCTGAGCCGCGACCGGGAAGGCAGTGATGGTGTCGCCCGTTGCGAGGTCAGCCCACGTCACGCGGGGCACCTTGGCGGCTTGCGCCTGTACGAAATCAAAAGCGGGGGATACGGTAGCCATGTTCTATCCTTTCAGAGCAGTAGGTAGTCGTTCGTCTCGTCAATGATGGCAGCAATCGTTGCTGCGGTGATGCGGTGCTCGAACCGGCTGTTGGCCGGGAACGGAATCGCCATCGTGCCCTCTTGGGCACGCACCATCGTCATCACGTCATCAGTCCGAGCCGTGACCTTCACAATCTCGAAGTTGCCGCTGACATCCATCAGCGTGGCGTAGAAGTAGTCCCCGGTGCCGAGAATGGGGAACAGCGCTCCCTTGCCAGTCGCAACAGTGAGCGATGTCTGGGTGCTGGACACCGCACTGGGTACGGTGGCGAAAGCGTTGTTGGTGAGTTTGATCCCCATGTCAGGCTCCAAAAGGTTGCATCCGCGCCCGCATGGTTCCGCGCACGTTGCCGAGGTTGGCCCGCGCACGGCGCTCAGAGGTCTGGTAGACGTACTGCTTGGCGTGGTACGCAGCAAGCTCACGATCCGACCAAGCCTGATTCGGGAGTACCAGAAGATGCTGGAGAGCACCGTGCATAATGACTTCTTCGAGTTCATCGAACACCACCTCGTCCATCCCCGTTGCGCTGCGCTTGGGCTTGAGCGCCAAGAACATGCGGCACTGGTAGGTACGCTGGGCATCCGGCAGCGGCAGGATGATGTACTTGTCGGGGCTGACCTGTGTGATCGACTGCGGCGTCGAGCCGTCCGCCACGATCTCATCGGGCACCGTGTAGGTGGGCTGGTCGTTGAACAGGGCCTCGTTGTATTCGGGTGTGTTGAACGTGCCGGTGGGCGGCGTCAGGCTCCACGCCACAGACGGGTCTTGCCCGCTGTAGAGGTCGGCCCACTGCGGGTACAACTCGATGGCCTTCTCCATCGTCAAACGCTCCAGCGGGCGCTTGTTGACGACAGCCTCGAACATCACATGCACGTCGGCGTTGACCGGCTTGTTGTAGACGTACTCGCTGACACCGGGCAGCAGATTGAACAGCGGCACTTGGTAGCGCCAGTACAGCGTGCGCTCGCACGTGCGGATGGCAGAGTCGCGGATGTACTGCACGACCGTGGCGTGCGGGCACCCCGGCACAGAAGCCTGCACACGGGGTACGAGGGAAGCGAAGGTGCGGTCGGCCATCAGATCACCTGTCTCGGGTCTTGCCCGCCTGATTCAGTGTCCGTGATCGTGCGCGACTGGAGCGACACGCCGAGACTCTGCACGAACGAATCTTGGAACAACTTCGCCCGGTTGGAGTTCACGTGCTCGTTGTCGATGGACTCGGCCAAGAACACCACGCCGTCCACCACGGTGGGGAAGTAGGCGTCGGTTGGGGCCGCGATCTCCTGATCCAGCGTGTAGTCGGGAGGCGTCTGAGCGTACTCCCCCACAAGCACAACACCCGCCTCGGGGGCGGGGTAGACGAAGAAGCGGTTGGGGTTGCGCACGTGGCGCATGAAGTTCACTGGCTGACCGGGCGTCTCGCGCT